TGTGCTGGGCAGCGACGATGGTTTTTGAGAACTTACGCGAGTAGGGACAGAAGATATCTGAGTAGGTTCAATAGACTCATTGATGCTAGGCATGTTGGATGGATTTTTACTTAGAAAACTCGGTAGCCAAGATGGTGCACTGGCAGTGCTTGGAGTTTGGGAGGCAACTGCCGAAGGAGCATTGGAAATTGGAGGAGCAGTAATCGGTGCCAGGGATCCCGGGAAGACAGTCGGTCCTGTCGTCAGCTCCCGCGGAGGAGCTAAAAACACAGTGGTTTCTCCCAATTCCGCACATATGGGCATAGTTTCACAGTCCGCGGCGAGAGGGATAGGATAGTTGATCAGTGGCTTGACTTTTGTTACACTAGGAGACCCAAGAATAGGTTCCATTCCGTCATTCCAGACTTGTCCGCCATGATAGTCGAAAAACTTGATATTGGCTCCACACCGTGATTCAACGATTAAGCTGAAGGTAACGTCCTTGCCCACGCTAGTAGTAATTGGCTGATGGATTAGGACTCGCAGTGCGCCGTTATGCAAGTCAGTCATTCCCAATCCAATGTCTTTCCATTGCTCACCAATCTGAGGGAGGGGGCCAAGAGTTGTCAAGGCAGGTAAAGCACTGCCCCAATTGACTTCCATTTCCCACTGTCTGGTTTCTGCCAAATTGATCATAACTGTTTCCGTGGAATTGGTGTACAAAACATCTTGATCCTTTGCCGCATGGGTGAAGCACAGCGGATCCCAAGACATCATCAACCAACCAGATATGTTGGTGGTGGACACCAGAGTCATGCGGTACTGCATCGTTCCTACCCAATGGTTGAAAAACATGGAAGGCACTGCACAGGAGGCGGGTTGTACGACTGTGTCTGATCGAAGGAACACAGACGGAGTCACGTTTTGGGCATATATCTCAGCACCAGCATTCGAAGACGATGATACCTCAGCCACAGCTATAATTGAATATTTCTGTGTGTACATGGCCATAGACAACTCATCCGTATCGATGCCCATGTGCTTGCCTCCAATAGATACATTCTGGGCT